GCGGAGTAGGTAAAGGAGTATTCCTGAAAGGCCTATCCAAGATCAAGAACATGGTAACAATGGATGGCAAATCATTCAACGCATCTAAATCATTCCTTTGGCAGCGAGTAACACTGTCAACGCAAATCATAGCACTGGAAGATGTTAGCAGATTCTTTGACTTCGAGAAGCAATTCTCCATGATCACAGAAGGTATTGAAGTCGAGAAGAAGAACAAGGATTCCTTCTATATTCCTTACGAAGAATCGCCAAAGCTCCTTATAACATCCAACTATGTCATTCAAGGAACAGGTGCATCCCATGAACGCAGGAGAATCGAAATAGAACTAAAACAATATTACAAACCTAACTTCTCGCCTCGTGATGAATTCGGTCATAACCTTTATGATGATTGGTCAGAAGCTGAATGGAATCTATTCGACAATTTCATGATGTGGTGCGTGCAACAGTACCTGGCTCATGGAGTAGCAAAGCCTGAGAACAAGAACTTGAGCCTTAAGAAGCTGAAGAACTCAGTGCCTGAAGCATTCATTGAATGGTTTAAACTTAAGGAGTTTATTCATGGCGAATATTACGAACTTGGACAGATATGCAACGAGTTTAGGACCATTGATCATGACTCCGCAAAGGTTACGAATCGCAAGATTAGTTCTTGGATTAAGGCTTATTGCGATTATTGGAATTGGGAATACTTTACTAAAACTACAAGATCAGGTGCTCACTTCGTTATAAATCCTGGAAAAGCGTGATGAAGTCGAAAATATCATCACGATGTGATGAAGCATAACTAATTGATTCTGTAGAATGTGTGATGAATTGCGAAAAAAAAACCTCAAAAAAATTAGTATTTATTCTTACCTATTTTTTTTTATATACTTTCCTTTTATATGATTCTATACTGAAATTCATCACAAAAAGAGATAAGTAACTAATAATCAGTAAATAATTTATCATCAAATTCAACTATAATTCTTAACTTTACAAAAACCTAAAAAAATGGCTTACGAACTAAAAGAAATGCAAGGCTCGTTGTTCAAGAACAACAAAAAGACAACAGAACTCCATCCTGATTACACAGGCAAGATCAAGGTAAATGGCGTGGAACTCCAGCTTAGTGCTTGGGTTGCGAAAACAAAGGCAGGCGAAACATACCTGAACATAAAGGCAAAGGAAGCCATGCCCAACGGCAATACAAGCGCTACAAACGACTTTGGAGCACAAGGTGGCACTGACCTACCTTTTTAATAAGTTAATCGCTTAAAACGCTTTAAAATGCTTATTTCACTAATTCATCCGAGCTTGGGCAGACCTGTTCAGGCTCGGAAGTGTTACGATCACTGGATGAACACTGCTTCAGGCAATCATCAGTATGAGTGGATAGTTAGCTTATCGATAAAGGATGCAACGCTTGAGCAGTATCATCAGACCTTTATAAATTCAGATGCTGTGCTTATTACGGCTAACACAAGGAATATGGTTGAAGCAACTAATGAAGCTGCTAAGGTTTGTGCTGGTCAGATAATCATCTTGGTATCGGATGATATGTGGAGTCCTGAACTTTGGGATGAACGCATCCTACACAAGTTTGAAATGATAGATGGACCAGGAATACTTCAAGTCAATGATGGCATAACGGTTAAGAAGATAACTATTCCAATTATGAATCGAGAGGCTTATGGTAAGTTAGGCTATATCTATCATCCTGACTACATCAGTATGTTTGCTGATGATGACTTGCGAGCAACGGCCTTGAGTCATGGCATGTACTATAATGCAACGGACATAATGATTGAGCATCGGCACTTTGTCAATGGCAAAGCTCCATATGATAAGACCTATCAATCGGAGAATAGTAGAACAGCGTGGAGGATAGGCGAGAAGATATTCTTTGAACGAGCTAAACATAAGTTTCCACTATGAAGAAACTGTGGACCATTGCAGTGTTAACCATACCAAGTAGGAAGCCATTCCTGGATAGGTTAATGGCAAGGTTGAAACCACAGCTTAATGATCAGGTGCAAGTCAAGGTATTCAATGATCCAACGGATAGCATTGGCAACAAGAGGCAACGAGCTCTTGATGATTGTAAAACTACTTACATAAGTTTCATTGATGATGATGACTTAGTGCCTTCACATTATGTGAACTCTATCTTAAGCAAGATGAAGTATCTGCCTGATGGCATTGGATTTCGTGGAATCATCACGAGCAATAACATCAAGCCTGTTGAGTTCGTGCATCGTGCTGGCCTTAGGTACATCGATAAGGTGTTCAGGTCCTCTGATTGTTACATCTTCCATCGGCCATTGAATCATTTGAATCCTGTTAAGGTAGAGATTGCAAGGCAGATAGGATATACTGATTCCAATCATGGAGAGGACAAAGATTATGCTGTTCGATTAGCTGATAGTGGATTAATTACTGATGATATATTCATAGATGATTTCTTATACTTCTATCAGTATCGCAGTAAAAATGTAAAAGTGTAGTATCTTTGTAATATGGCAAAGTCATGGAGCAACTATCCGCAAGCTGTGAGAGATGAAGCACAGCGAGGTATTAAACTAAACGATGAAGTTAACAACAAGTGTGCAACTCAAGTCGGTAAGGTACGAGCACAGCAGTTAGCTAATGGAGATCCTGTATCTCTGATTACTATCAAGCGGATGTATTCTTACTTGAGCAGAGCAGCAGAGTACTACAAGCCTGGAGATACTGAGGTATGCGGTACGATTAGTTATTTGCTTTGGGGAGGCGAGCCTGCTCTACGCTGGGCAGAGAAGATTTTAAAAGAAGAAGGCGAGATATGAGAATACTGCTGTTGCTTCTGTTAACTATTAATGCATCGGCTCAATGCTTAAAAGCTCCTACCTTTTTGGTATCTACTCCTAAAGGTGTGAGCACTGTAATCAGTTGGCAGAAGAACATCTGTGCTAATGGTTACTCCATAAGGATTAGACCTGTTGGTTTAAACTTTTGGAGAACGATAGCAATAGCTGATACCAATCGTAAAGAGGTATTTGGCTTGAACTACAGCACTGACTATGAGTATCAGGTTGCATCGAAAGACAGCACCAGCTTGAGCAGTTACTCAACCATTAGGAAGTTCAGTACATTATGCGAGTGCTTAGTGCCTACGATAGTCATTGATAGCATAGGATATAATGGATTGCTGTTCTACATTGATGATGATAGTTGCGGAGTAAAGTATCAGGTTAAGATTAAGAAACTAACTGATACTTATTGGTACAATGTAACACAGCCTGATTCAGTTCAGACTTTCGTTATTGATGGCTTGGATAGTAACACTGGCTATTATTGGAAGTATGTACGATATTGTAACAACACAGGATATAAGTCTGATTATGGTCCGACTTGGTATGTTAAAACATTATAACACATAAAGCATATGCCGTTTAAAAGCAAAGCACAAGCACGATTATTGTACGCAACTAATCCGAAGGTAGCAAAAGAGTTTGCAAAGAAAACAAGTAAGGCAGCTTGGAAGAAGATGCCATCTAAACTAAAGAAAAAGAAATGATAGGAGATAAGAACTGGATTAAGGATATCTTCAAGGAGTACCTTGATGAATACGACCTGTACAAGTTCGCTGCTGATATGAATGCACTTCAGCCTAAGGATAGGCTCAAGGCCATTACTGATATCTTGCCTTATCTGCATCCGAAGATGAGCAGTCAAGAGATTAAGACCGATGATAATAACATTACAATCAGAGTAGTGCGTGAGTGAGATAACGGTAACTCTTAAGGAGCTTCATTCAGGACAGACTAAAGTGCTTGGCGATAAGTCCAGGTACAATGTATTGAAGATTGGTAGGCGATGGGGCAAGACTACACTGGCAGTAAACGAACTGCTTCCGCAGGTTGCTCTTGATGGATTACCTTGTGCTTACTATGCACCGACTTATAAGGACTTGAATGATGTGTGGATTGAACTTAAGACAGCACTCAAGAGCGTGATTGAATCTAAGAATGAGCAGACAAAGCAGATGCGATTGATTACTGGCGGAGTCATTGACTTTTGGAGTATGGATGAACCTGATAGTGGGAGAGGTCGGAAGTATGCAAGAGTAGTAATCGATGAAGCTGAGAAGGCTAAGAAGTTTAGAGAGGCATGGAATCAGACTATCATGGCAACACTGATAGATTATAAAGGTGATGCGTGGATATTAAGTACTCCCAAGTTTGGGCAAACATATTTCAAGGAACTATTCAAACGAGATGATGATGCAAGCTGGTCCTCATTCAATCTTAGCACTTATGATAATCCTCACATTGATCCTGTGGAAGTGGATCATCTTCGAGAGCAGTTGGATGAACTTACTTTCCGATGTGAGATACTTGCAGAAGATGTCGATGTTACGAATAATCCTTTTGCTTATGCCTTTGATAATAAACATATTCATCCTGTATCATACGATTCAAGCCAGCATCTATACTTATCTTTCGACTTCAATGTTGATCCTATCACTTGCATAGCGGTGCAACAGATTAACGGTTGCATTCATGTAGTGAAGGAATTCTATCTGAAGAACTCTGACATCTATCAGTTATGTGATCAGATTATTGTGGCCTTTCCTAAAGCATCCTTCATTATCACTGGCGATAGCACCGGAGCGAATAGGTCAGCCTTGACTCAAGGTAACTTAGGCTATTACGATGTAGTAGCTACGAAGCTGAGATTAGGCAGAGCACAGATGAAACAGCCATCAGTGAATCCATCCATCCGAGATACGCGAGTGCTCGTGAATAGTTTGCTTCAGAACTATTGCATCAAGATTGATCCTTCATGTGAGTGGCTGATTAAGGACTTGAAATATGTGGAGGTAGATGGCGATGGAGATATCATCAAGGACAGGCAGAGTGATTTACGCAAGGCGGATTTACTTGACTGCTTTAGATATTATTGTAATTCATTCCATCGTGATTGGATTCGCTTCTTTAATTAGTATATTTGCAATATGGCAACACAAACAGGAACATTCACATTGAAAGGTAATGACTTAGGTAACTTACCTTCATACTCTAATGGATTCATTTATTTATCTAACAATGAATGGGCAGGAGCAGGCACTGGTATGCTTGGAGGCTCATTTACTGATGTATTGGATAGTTATGCATCGTATGTTAGTGGTAGTGGAGGAACGATGACCTATAATTTAGATGGTCCTGGTGTTTGGAATGGAGGCACTGATACGGTAGTAACGATTACCATTAGCAATATGACTGATGGAATGAGTGAGATTATCCACTATTATTTATTATTTCAAACTGAAGAATTTAATTATGCTGTAGTGTGGGAGGCTGCAGCTCCTGCGGTGCCCACAGTATGCAACACTTGTCAATTTTTTCAGCTTACTCAGTGTGGTGATGATAGCTTCTTTCTCAATCTTGGGCTACCTGATGGTAGTTATACAGCTTATTACACTGATAATACATCAGGAGTAGTTTGGGAGCAAGGCACTTATTCAAGTGGTGAGGCAGGAGGTTTAGCTATGTATCAATGGAGTGCAACGGAAGGAATGTTCAATCCTTATAGCTTCTACACTTTGACTCTTGTTGATTCCGATGGAGATCCTGTAAGCTGGGTAGTTAACGATGTGGAGTACACTTGTGCTACACTGACATTCAAAACAACTGTAAATGTAACTGACTAATGGAAACAATTATATTCTTAATTCTCAACTCACTTTACATAAATGGATTGAGATTAGCCTTTGAAGAAGGAATGATATTCGAGAAGTTCAGCGAGTGGGGTGAGGAATACATGGGCAAACTTTGGATGCCAGTAGCAGGTTGTGTAACTTGCATGGCTTCGATTCACTCATGGCCTTACTTGATAAGTTGTATTGATTGGACTGACTTAGGACCTGCATTAGTTCATGCAGTTTTATATATTTGTGCATTGGCAGCAGTGAACACAATTATCTATAAGAAGTTAATCGATGAAGGCTATTGATGAATATTTACAAAGCATAGGATTCAAACCACGAGGCAGATGTTCATGCATGAGCAGAGCATACAGATGGAAACGAGCAGATGGCTATGAGTTCAAGTTGGATAAGTGGGATAGATGGGAATTAATAAAAAACGGAATAAAACGATATGGCAAAGCTGAAACAGCTATTGAAGAAGTCAAAGATTACTTTGAAAAACAATTGGCTCAAGTTAACAACTAAGTTAACAGGCAAAACAGTATGGCAGTTAGAAGAAGGACATGTGATTGAGCCTGCCTTTATTAGTAATGGAGTACAGTACTATCGATTGAAGGATTACTTTAATACCTTCTCAAGTCGAGGACTGACAGCACTCCAGGTGTATGAGGAATGGAACATGAGGCTTCAGAAGGAACACTTACAGACATTCATTGAGCGATTCGATGAAATTGTAAATGATCCAAAGCAAATTAAAGTTAGTGAGTTGTGGAAGATAGTTGCGATGCTTAAGGAGAGATTGGATTTCGTAGTACCTACTACGGATTTGATTTATAAGTTTGCATCGGTTGCTTTCTTCGATAAGAATGAGAGTCCATATAGTTATGATCCTGAATATGCGAAAGAGAAAATCAAACGCTGGAAGGAGGCAGGAGATGTCAATGATTTTTTTATCGTGATGCAGCTCAAGGATATAGTGCCGTTGCCAACGCTATCAGAGCAAGATTTAGCGATATGTTTGTCAGTGATAGACAAGGTGGCGGGGCATCAATTGATGAAGCTGCAGGATATGTAATGGCAAAGAATGCGGAGAATGGATTCATTCAACGCACCATACTGAATCAGAGGTATGGAGTAAATTGTAATAAGATAACGCTGTGGGAGTATATGCTCCTATTAGAACACACATATAAACAAGACAAATAAAAAATAAAAACACAACACAATGCCAGATCAAATTTATTCAAAAGGAATTCAAAACTTTGCAGCATCTATAATAAACGGTTATTTAAGTTTTAGCTATGAAGTTTTAGATAATTTTAATTCAACTACATTAACTTATGATAGTAAAACTCAATATAGCTATTTCTTTCCTGAAACTGCGGTAAGTTTAAATTTAACAACTAATTTACTTGATTCTTATACTTTATTATTTGAATTATCATATCAGAATGTTCAATTATCATTTGCAAAAGGAGAGTATTATGATATATCAAATTCAGATATGTTAGATCCAGCTGGTGTTTATTCATTAGTTTCTGGAGCTTTAGGAATATAATATGAGCTACTCACTAACTGACTATAGTGCTACGGAAGTAGAATTGAATGATGGCTTGCGTAGTTATTATTACAAGAAATGCTATTGTTCAGTAGAGTTGCAAGGTGAGTACATTGTATTCACATCTCACAAGGTTGAGAACAATGCTTACCGCCAATCATGGACCATAGCATACACTGACTTTACTACTCCAACAGGAACGGCATCTGCTGTATACAATGCTATTAAGACTATCATTGAGAACTATGCAGGTGCTTCAAGTGGAGGTGGAATATTACATGGCACTGCTTCAGGAACGGATACATATAGTGTAACTATTAGCGGAGCAACAAGCTATGCTGATGGAGATGCTTACCTGATTAGATTCACGAATGGCAACACTACAGGAGCAACGCTAAACATCAACTCACAAGGAGCTATCAACTTATATCGTAACAATGATGGACCTATAATAGGTGGAGATATTGAAGATGGCTCTGAAATGTTAGTAGTATATAACTCAACTATTCCTGCCTTCCAATGCATCGGAACAAGTCCAAATACAATTATTGCATATATTACAAATGCTGATAGTGTTACAATCACTAAAGGTCAGCCTGTTTATGCATTCGGTGGAACAGGAGATAGAATGACTGTGAAGTTAGCTAATAACATTGGAGATGCTACATCAGCTCAGACAGTAGGACTTGTGATGTCAACAAGCATTGCAACGAATCAGAAAGGATTCATCATATTACAAGGATTACTTGATGGATTGAGTATTTTGCCTACTCCTACTTGGGCGGATGGAGATCCTGTATTCTTAGGAGCAACAGCAGGATCTATTACTAATGTGAAGCCATATGCTCCTAATCATTTAGTATATCTTGGCTTTGTAACAACTGCGAGTCCAGGATCAGCTGGTCGTATGTATGTTCGTGTGCAGAATGGATATGAGTTAGATGAATTACATGATGTACAAGCTCAGACTCCGAGTAACAATGATGTATTATATTTTCATTCAGCAAGTAATCAATGGAAGACAGCATCTATTGCTACCATTGTAGGCACAGCAAGTTCAAGCACTACAGGTTTATTATCCTCCACTGATTGGAGTACATTTAATAGCAAAATGACAAGCTTTATGCAATTGCGTAAGGCAGGTCGTTGGTTTACGAATGGAATATTCAATCCTGCTGGAGCTTCATTTACTAATGTGGCAAATACTATTCGATATGTGCCTTTTTACTTAGACCAAGATATCACAGTTACAAGGATGGGTATTAATGTAGTTACTGCTGGGGCAGCTTCATCAACTTGCAGACTTGGTATCTATACAAATAATGGAACAAACAACCAACCTTCTACAAGATTAGTTGATACTGGAACTATTGATTTAGTTGCTACAGGTCCTAAGTCAGTAACAGGATTATCGGTTGCATTGACTAAAGGTTTATACTGGTTCGCTTACTTTGGTAGTTCAGCATCAGGATCAATCACAGCAGTAGGTGCTAACTTTGTATTTGATATTAAAGGTCAGGCAAATATTGCATCTATTGGATTTGTAGGATTTAATCAGTCGTTAGCTTATACATCACTGCCTGCAACAGCAGGAACACTATCTGAAGTAAACGGAACTACTACAGTAGGAATCTTTTATTATTATTAAGATGGGCCAAGAGATAGAATATCAATGGATATCGGATGGAGTGAATCAAGAGATATCATCCATATTAGTACCTGATATAGGACTTGAGTTATCAGGATTTGCAGACTTAACTAATGGCAGAGTAACAGTAAATTGTTATCATGCTGGGAAAGCTGTTATCCTTACTCGTAACCAAGATAATGTTACTGCAATAGGCAACTTATATGTATACACTCCAGCCACTGTTCAACAAGTCAGTTTCGAGATACGCAGTACTAATTCTTCCGATAATGGAACAGTATTTTGGCAAATTGTAGAATAAGATAATGGCAAAGGCAATTAAGGTTGTATCTTTATACAGGAAAAAAGGAAAGGTCAGCAGACCAGGAAAGCATTCCAAAAAAAGGAGCAGTAAGCTCAAGACAAGCAAGCATTATGTGAAACTCTCAAGAGGTCAAGGTTAATGGAAACAGTCAAGATAGTATTTGATGTCGATAGTAAAGATATCAAGACTACAACCGATGAGTTAAAAGCTCTCAATAAAGTTACTAATGAAGAAGTAGCTTCACTCGACAAGCTATCTCAATCAGCAGAAGATGCTGGAGATGGCTTTGTTAGTTTACGAACACAAGTCAAGCAAGCCAAAGAAGAGGCTCAAAAGGCAGCAGAGAAGTACGGAGAATTCAGTAAGGAAGCCAATGCAGCGAGAATCAAAGCTGGTCAGTTAGCTGATCAGATGGGAGATTTGAATCGCCAAGTTAACTTATTGAATCCTGAGGCGAAGGCTAAAGCGTTTAGTAACCTTGCACAAGGAGTAGTAGGTGCGTTTGCTGTTGCTACAGGTGCATTACAAGCCTTTGGAGTGAAGAACAAGGAAGTGGAGGAGCTTGCTATGAAGTTGCAAGGTGCGTTGAATATAACTCAAGGAATTGCTTCTTTCGGTGCTTTAAAGGAATCACTTCAGGATGTTAAGGTAGTGCTTGGATTCACAACTGCAGCACAGGAAGCTTTAACGGTTGCAACGGAAGCTGAAGCAGTAGCTACTACTGAGGCAACAGTAGCAACAAAAGGATTCACAGCATCATTATTAACTAATCCGATATTTTTAACAGTAGCTGCAATCGGTGCTTTAGTAGGAGCGTATATTCTATTGAATAAAGAAACGGATGCTGCTATATTAAATGAAGAAGAACTTAAGAAGTTAAGAGATCAAAATAAGACCTTAATTGATGCTGAGAAAAAAGCAACAATCGATTTAGCTGTAGCTCGTGGAGATATCAGTAAACAAGAAGGCGAAAGACAAAAAATAGAAGCTCAAAGAGTTAAAGATTTAGGCGATAGAGTTCAAAAAGAGCAAGACTTATTTTCATCACAATTAGAAAGTGATGCAAAGATTAAAAAGTCAATAAAAGATATTGCTGATTTGCGTGAATGGGCATCTAAAGAAAAAAATTTAGAATTAAAAAAAGATTTACAAAGTTCAATATTTGCTGCTGAATCTGAATTAAAAGCTGAGCAAACAAAGAATAAACAAATCAGAAGCCAGCGAAATACATTAAATGAAGGTATTCGAGCAATTAATAAACAGGCTAAGGCAGAAACTGAAATACAAACTATTGAAGAGGTAAAAGAAAATAAGACTAAGAATGAAAAAATAGCAGCAGATAATAAAGCAAAAAGAGAAAAAGAAAAAGCAGAAAGAGAAAGAGCAGAAAAAGAAAGACAGCAACAGTGGGATAGAATATTTGCTGAAATGGATGCTGAAGGTAAAATTGAGGCTGAACGAGTTCAAGAAAGAAATAAAGAAAGAATAGCACTTGAGAAAAAACTTCAAGATGAATTGAATCGTGCTCGTTTATTATTAGTTAAAGGAGATAAGATTGCAGAGTTACAGGTGCAAATGGATATCCTTGATGAAAAATATGCACAAGAAATATATTATGCTGAAGTTACTGGCAAAGATACTTCTGCAATTAAGGCTCAATATGCTAATGATCAAATAGCAATCAGTCAACAA